CTCCGGGTGCTCGTAGGTGCCGACCTTCGTCGCGTAGGTGTCGTCGGTAGCGGCAAGCGCGGCGCGGATGCCGGCGCTGGGAATCATGTCGATGGGTGTCATTGTCGTTGTTGGTTGAGGTTGTCGTTGCTGAACGACGACGAACCAATACGAACCGAACCGCTTTGCCAAGACCAAAAGAGAAAAAACCTCCTGCGCTTTCGTAAGTCGCGCATTTAGCGCGAGTTACGCGTGACGAAAAAAGGGCGGTCAAACGTCCTGCGCGTCCGCGAAAGCGTCGGAGCCGAAATCGCACGACAGGGGCTCGGCCTTTGCGGCAACGTAGAGTTGCTCCAAGATACCCGGAGATGCGAGCTCGGCGTTCGACAAGTACTGGTCGAACTTCGCGCCCGTCAGCCAGAGCTTCGCGATCCACGGCGTGAGCGGCGCTTTGCCGGAGTTGGCCGCTGCCGCATCCACGTAGAGCGAGAACCAGCCTACAGCCTCGCGCGCCTGCCGGTCCCAGCGATGCGCGGTCAATCGGATGTAGTTGCCCGAGACGCCGCTCGGGAGGGTGAATGATTTCTGGAGAGCCATGTCAGGAGTAGTCCACGAGTTGAATTGAGAACCGCTGATTGCCGGCGGGAAGATTTGTTCCGTCGACCGTGCGCAAATTGAAGTACGAGGTCGTCGAGGAATTGCTCCCGTTGTCGAAGTCGTAAACGCCGACGATGTTCGAGTTGCTCGCGCATTGAATCCATCCGGCATCCGGCTTCGCGCTGAAGCCTCGGTTCGTCGTGTCGATGTTGATCGTCTCGGTAGTTGCGCCGCCGGTCAGCGTCTTTACCTCGGAGACCTCGTACCGCACATTCACCTGCCGCGTCGAGGAACCGCCGCCGGTCTTGATGCCGGTGACCTGCACGTCGCTCTTCGACTGCTCGAGCATATTGCCGGCCGCAAGCGTAGCGACCGCCGTGTCGTTGATATTGCCGTATCGCAACCATGCGCTTGCGTTGCCCGTCCGGTCGATAGCGCGCACGCGCACGTAGCCGGCGAAAAGCGAGGTATTGTAGAACGTGAAGACGACGAGTTCGGTTGTGAACAGCGCCGGCGACCCACGACCGTCGTCCCATGCGTAATCGGTGGCTGCATCGCTGTCGGTTGTCGTCGCCTTTATCTCGTAGTAAGCGATGTCCTTGTCGGTCGGCGCGACCCAAGTCAGCCGAGATCCGTAGCGCAGCACGCCCGTCGAACCGAGCACGTTCGGAGCAACTCCATTCTTCGACGCCGAGATGCTCGTCGGGGCGTTCGGCGTTGCGCTCTTGTTCGGTGCGGTGCGCGATAGCGTCGAGGAAACGGCCGAAAGCACGCCGAAGTTTGAGATGCCTCGCGCTGCGAATTCGTAGGCGACTCCGGGAACGAGGTCGTCGATTGAGACCGCAACGCTTCCGCTCGAAAGCTGATTGCCGATCAGCCAATCGCTTGAGCCGCTGCGCCGGAAAAGAATGTCGAGCGCGATTGCGCCCGAAGGCATCGCTGGAGCCGTGAGCGTGATGCGGGCGAAAGCTCCTCCGTCACTCGCGAGATACGTCGTCTCACTCGAGAACGTCGGCGCGCTGGGTGTTGCCGGCGCAGTCGGGTCTACGCTGCCGCCGCTGACGTAGGTCGGAACCGCCGTCGCCCGGTTGCTAAAGCCCGAGACGTTCTCGAGCAGATCGTACGCGTTGACCCAGTAAAAATACGTCGTGCCGATGGCGACCTCCGTGTCAACGAACCGCGAAGCGCGCACCTCCGCGATCTTGTTCGTCGTGTCGTTCGCGGGCGTGACGCCGGTCGTGTTCCGGTAGATGCCGTACTCCGAGAGGTCCGGCTCGGTATTGTCCGCCCAATCAAGCGAGACCGCTTTGCCCGTGCCGACGCTTGCGGTGAGCGAGGTCGGAGTCGCCGGTGCCGTCGTGTCCTTAACCACCGTGATGCTCGCGCTGACGTAGCTCGTCGCGATCTGGAAATACGACTGCCCGAAGATCCGCACGTCGTAGCCGTTTCCGATGCGGATGTCGCTCGAGATGAAGTCGAGCGTTTGATCTCCGGGCACCGTCGCCCAAGTGAGATACGTCGTCGAGGTCTTGTCCTTGTACTCGATGCCGACGGTTCCGCCGGACTGGATGAACTCCTCCGCGGGCGCGGACCACGCGACCTTGATCCGCGGCAACGCCGTGCCGTCGGCTTGGATCAACTGCGTCGTCCCGTCCGCGGTCAGCGCAAGGTTGCTCGGAGACCCGAGCGTGAAAGGATTCGGGAGCGTCGTCGTCGGCGTGTCGTCCACGTCGATCTCGTCGGACACGTTCCAGTCGTAAACCGACGACGCGGTTTCGCGGAGCGTCATCTCGATCGCCAGTTGCGGCGGCTCGCCGTCCGCGACGAAGTGCCACTCGAGCACCTCGAAGACCTTCGACGACCATCCGAACTTCGACAGCGTGACCATCACCGTGTCGCCGGCGCGGACCTGCATCGCGTCGAGACGGAAGCGCGCCGTGAACGTGACCTCCTGCCGGGCGCGTTGCAGTTCGATGCGTGCGATGCGCTGCGCCGCGCTGCTCGAGGTCGTCATCGGCAGGACGACATCGCGCCAGTATCGGATCGAATTGTCCTGCGCGTAGTAAGTCGTCGAGGTCTGCGGAGGAAAGTCGGTCGGTTGCCACTCGCTCTTCTCGGAGACGAACACGCCCTTCACGGCATTTACCCGGTCGCGGGAACTCGTCTTGGTCTGCACGCTGATCGGCCCGGCGAAATCGGAGTCGGTGAGCGTGACGGTCGGGATCCGATAGCCGGCCGCGTATGGAATCACCTTGCCGCCGGAGTATGCGATCAAGCCGCCCATCGCGGTCAGGATTTTGCCGATGTTATCGTCGGGCGATGCGCTCGTGTAGAGCACGCCGTTCGACTCGTAGCGGTTTTCGTAGGTCGTCGGCGACGCCGGGAGAACCTGCACCTGCTCGTCGCAGATGTTTGCCGCCGCGGTGAACGCGGTGTCGTCGATTTCGCTCGTCGTCAGGCCGAGGCCGTAGGTGGAGTCAGTCAGGTAGTCGCGCAGACAGAGAGCGGCGTTTGCCGAGTAGACAGTCGTCGTTGTGCGCGGGTCGTACACCTTCTTGCCCTTCACCATCGCGGAGACGTTCGGGATGCCGCCGGCCCAGATTTGGTCGCTCCACTTGAGCTGCACGTAAATGTAAGCGATCCCGCGCAGGCGATGCGCGCTCGTCCACTTGCCGTTCGTGAGTCCCGCGGTCGCGGTGATGAGATCTGTCTGCGCCGTCTGCGTGTCAGCGCCGAGCTTCTTGTAGATCTCGGCGTAGCCGGTGAAGCGACCGCTTGCCGCGGAGCCCGCGCCGGTGAGCGCGAGCTCGTCGTTGAAGTAAACGTCGCCGATCTCCTCGACCTCGTGCCCGGCGAGCGCGATCACAAGGTGTAGAAACTCGTTCTTCGTTCCGGTCGTGGAGATGTAAACGATCACGCCGGAGACCTTGGTTTCGCCGTACACGATTTGCCGCGCCGCAATCGGCGAGCGCACCATCTGCGTCCGGTCCGCTAGCGAGGAGTCGGAGAAGCCCGGAGTCTTTGGAGCCAGCAGCTTGCTTGCCGCCATCGACGCCGCGGTCACGGCGACGAACTTCACGACCGCATAAGTCGAGATCAGCGACGTGCCGAACGTCTGCGAGATAAACAGCGCCGTCTGGTAAATTGCTGCGAGTGCTGCTTCCATGTTTTAGAGTCGCCAAGCGGCCGACGCGTTTTCGATTCGCGGGAAAACGAGACCCTGCTTTCCGACGAGCGCCGCGATATCGCCGCAGCAAATTCCCAGCGCGTGACCGCCTTGCATCTCAAACGCGACGACGTCTCCGCGCCGCACCGTTGCGCTCGGCACCTGCTCCAGTCCGGCGAGGCTCTTCGCGATCTCGAGGACGCCGCCAAAGCGGGACAAGACGCGCCGCGCTCCTAGCGCCGAAGAGTAACGCCCGCGCAGATCCTCCGCGAAGTCCACGCCGCAGGCCCGACGAATCCAGTCCGACGCGAATAAGCAGCAATCATTCGAGCCCCACGCAAAAGGCATCGCCCGCCGCTCTTCGATGAACGCGGCAAGCAGCGTCGGCCAGTTGTCGTGCCGTCTCATTCGTAGCCTTGCGGCGAGGTCTTGTCGCCGGCGTCCCAGTTCGTTGCCTGCGTCGCGTTCGGATTGCCCCAGAAAATGGCCTTTTCTTGAATGTCGTTCACGAACTCAAGGCCGAGATCCGGCGCGGTGATCGAGCCGTTGGTCGGGAAAAGTGTCTGCTGGTCTTCGTAGGTGTAGCGCGTCTCCCGCGGCCGCTTGAAGTCCATCAGCTTCGACTCCGCGGTCATGGTGATCTCGGCGGACTGACCATCATCGGTCACTTGCATCACGTCCATGCGGCCGGAGAAGACCGTCACCGGCGACGCGATCAGGGTGCCAGCCGTCGGCGAAAGCGCGCCGAACATGATCGAGCACTCGCGGCCTTGGTAGTTCTCGGTGAGCGCAAGCGCGACGTTTGCCGTCGGCACGCCGGAGAGCCGCATCGTGAGACCCCGCGCCGCGAGATCTGTTGTCTCCTGCAACGGTGATATCGTGCCGAGCGTCCCGAGGCCGTAGTAGGTCGTCGAGTTGTAAGAGATGTTCCCGTACCCGGTCCAGAGATTGACCGGACTCGAGAAGCTCAACGACGCGAGCAGGATCGGCGAAAGCTGCGCGGTCGTGACCTCGGTCACCATGCCGGCCGAGAGGCTGCGGCCTGCGGTCGTGATGCTCATTGCGCGATGTCCTCCACGATCGAGAAGGAGATGCCGTAGATGTTCGCGAGGTCGATCGACCAATCGGTTTGCGGCGACGCGAGTCGGAAGACGCCTTTCGGTGTCACGAAGGGCAACGCCGTTGCTGAATAAATTATCAAGGTTCCGGCGGAATAACTTGAGCGTAAAACCGGAAAGACTTCGACGCTTGATGAAGAATTAACTTGGATAATCTTATAAAGCGAAGTTCCAATTTGTATCCAATCTCCAATGGCAAAGGTCCCAGTTCCTCCAGAATAGGTGAGGGTGCTTGTGTTCGCGGTGGCGGTTGCGACCGTGATTGATCCGCTGACAGTTCCTCGCGGATTTGGGTTCGCGTAGTCTTGGAAATAGAACGTGCCGCGCTGCGCCGCCAGCAGGAAGCCGATCACCGCCTCGGCGTCAGCACGCACCATTGGAGGACATTCGACCGATCCGAACCATCCTTGGCCCGGCCAGTTGTATTG